CGCCGCCCTGGCCGACCACCTGCGCCGCTACGCCGACAGCGGCGTCGAGATGGACGCCGTGGCCGTCACCTCGATCGTCGCCATCCTCGACGCGTGCGCCGAGGACGCGGCGGCGCTGGAGCGCGCCGTCGCGCCGCCCACGGTGCGCCTGACCGGGCGCGATTTGCCGGCCAACGTCATCGCCATCGCCATCCGGCTGCGCCGCCAGGGCGTGACGGTGGGGATGCCGTCCCCCGCCGGCGGCGGAGACGCGGCGTGAGCGCCGATCTCCCGGACACGCCGCCGGTGGTGGCGGTCGACCTCGACCACGCCGTCGGCCTGGCCGAGGCGGTGTGGGACGGCCGGCCGGTCCACGGCATGGGCGTCGGCGCGCAGATGCTCACCCTGGCCGCCGCCGTGCTGGCTCTGGCGCAGGCGGCTTTGCCGCCGGACAAAGTGGTGGGGCGGGACGCGCCGGAGCGCGGCCGATGAGCGCGCCCCTGACCATCGGCCACATCCGCCACCGCGTGGCCGTGGCCTACGGCCTTGACCCGCGGCTGTTGCTGTCGGCGCGGCGGGCGCGGGCCGTCGTGCGGCCGCGCCAGGTGGCGATGTGGCTGGCCAGCCGGCTGCTGCCGGCGTCGCCGCCGCAGATCGGCCGCGCCTTCGGCGGCCGCGACCACACCACCGTGACGCACGCGCTGGCGCGGGTCGAGGCGATGCGGGCGGCCGACGCCGCCTTCGCCGCCTTCGTCGACGGCCTGGAGGCGGCGCTCGCGCCGGCGGCGCCATGAGCAAGGGCTACATGTACGCGCACATCCCCGGCACCGGCCCGGCCGGCGCCACCTGCGACGGCTGCCGGCATCTGGCGCGCGAGAGCTGGGCGGCGGGCGGCCGCCCGAAGAACTGGTGCGGGAAGGCCGCCGAGCAGGCCGGCGCCCGCAAGGGCCGGCCGATCCCCCGCGCCACGCCGGCCTGCAAGTACTGGGAGGCCCGGCCATGCGCCTGATCGCCCGTCTCATCGCCCGGCTCGCCCGCCGCCCCGTCAACCCCATCCCGCACGTCGAGCGACTGGCGCTCGGCGGCACCATCAGACCCCGTTGAAAGGATCTTCGAAGATGTTTCAAACGCCCGTTGAAGCCGCCGTCGAGATCGCCGGCCGCAAGTATCTGCGCAATGCCCGCGGCGACCTGGTCGCCCTCGACAACGTGAAGTCCACGGATCTTCTCATGGACGAGATGGTCCGCAAGCTGATCGCCTACGCCGCGGATCTGTCGGCCGAGTTGGCCCGCTTCATGAGCCACAGCACCGCCGACATCGCCGCCTTCGACGCCCTGCTAGACCAGGAATACGGCGTCAAGCGGCCCGAACACACCAAGGGCAACCGTACCTTCACCTCCTTCGACGGCTGCCTGATGGTCAAGGTGGCCGTCGCCGACCGCATCGTCCTCGGCCCCGAGCTGCAATCCGCCAAGGCCCTGCTCGACGTCATGATCCGCGAGCGGGCCGAGGGCGCCGATCCCTTCCTGGTGGCCCTGGTCGCCCAGGCGTTCAAGGTCGACCAGGAGGGCAAGGTGGACGTGCCGGCCATCCTCGCTTTGCGCCGCCTGGAGGTGGCCGACGAGCGCTGGCCCGACGTCACCCGCGCCATCGACGACGCCGTCCGCATCGTGGGCAGCAAGAGCTACATCCGCTTCTACCGCCGCGTCATGCCGGACGGCCGCTGGGAGATGATTCCGCTGGACCTCGCTGCCGTCCAGGTGACGGCCGCCGCCTTCTCCCGCGGCTCGCTGCGGCGGCAGGTGGAGGAACTGCAGGCCGATAACGCCCAACTTCGCGACCGCGTTGCCCAACTGAAACAGGACCTGCGCGACTTGGCCATCGCCCGGTCGGATGCGGCGGCCGAGTGAGGGAGGGATAAATGATCTATGCCAACCTTCTGATGGTCCCGCCCGAACTAGATGGCCCCGCCGGCGACCACCTGGCCGCGGTGCTCACCGGCGTGGCCCGCGAGCGCGTCCGCCAGGACGCGCGCTGGGGCGGTCCCACCCATGACGACAGCCACAGCGTTGGCGAATGGGGCAATCTGATCGTCCGCCTGCTCGACGCGGCCGAGGGCGCGTGGCGTGACGACGATCGCGCCGAGTACCGCCGCGTGATGGAGGAGATCGCCGCCTCGGCCGTCGCCGCCATCCAGTCGTTCGACCGCCTGCATCCGGCCGAGCGTGGCGAGGCGGCGCACGCTCCGGCCCCCACTGCCACCCGCGACCTGCCGGTGTTCCGCGAGGGCCCCGAGCCGGGAGAGCCGTCATGACCGCGATGAGGGACGCCGCCTACGAGCGGTGGCGGGAAGCGCAGCTGAAGCATGCCGAGGCGGAACTCAAACACTTGAAGGCCGCGAAGGCGGAGCGTCTTGCCGACGCGGCCAACCGGGCCGCCTGGGCCGCCGCCGTCAATCCCCCGCTCTTCGTCCGCCTCGACGACACCCCGGACGATCCGCGCGCCGCCGCCGCCCTCGCCTGCACCCGCGACCTCCTGACCATGGTCAACCGGCTGCTGCTGCCCGCCCACGGCCCGAGCGCCGTGGCCAGCGCGCTGCTGACGGTCTACGGGCGACTGGTCGAGCAAAGCGGATGCCACGCCACCGCCCGCGAGGCCCTGGACATGCTGCGGACCTACCTCGACCACCCCGGCAGCCTGAGCGCACCTAGGAGCTAGGCGAAACACCCCGGCCGCGCGCCGGGGTGTCGGCGAGGGGCTGGCCGCCCCGCCCTGACGAGCCGGGCCAGGAGGAAGATAATGAACCAGATATCCAAACGCGCCCCCAGCGGCAACGCGGTGGTGGTCCCGTCCGGAAACCTGGGGCCGCGGCCGGACTTCGCGTGGGTGGCGCTCGACCGGCTGGTGGTGGACGAGCGCTACCAGCGCCGCATCAGCAGCGAAGGCTCGCTGCTGATCAACCGCATCGTCGTGAGGGCTCTGCGGATCATCGCCGCGGCGCAGCCGGACGCCGACAACGCCTTCCGCGCCTCGACCGTGACGGCCGTCGGGCGCCTGGTCGGCACCCACGGCGACAGCCTGGACGACAGCCGCCTCGGCGGCAGCGTCGAGGCGGCCCTGCAGGTGATCCTGGCGCGGAGCTACAACAAGGGCCTGCGCCGCGACGGCTGCCGGCTGCCGGAGGCGTGACCATGGGAGCGACGCTCGACCTCCTCGCCATGCACGCCGACCTCACCCGCCTGATGCGGGCGGCGCCGCGCTCGTCGGCCGTGGCCGCCCGCGCCCGGGCGGTGCGCGCCGTGGTGGCGCGCCTGGCGCTGGCCCATGCCGGCGACCTGTCGGCCGGCGCCGACCCGCTGGCGGCGGTGCGCCAGGTGGTGGCGCTGGCCGCCGAGGCCACCGGCGACTGGCCGGCGGTGATCGCCGCCGTCAACCAGGCGTCGATGCGGAGGGAACATTGAGGAGGGACATCAATGTGAACCTGCCGCCGTCGGCCGCCCGGCGAATCGGCTTTCATCTTGCGCTTGGCGCGGCGGTGGCGGTCAGCCTGCTGGCGCTGGCGTGGGGGCTGAATGTCCTCGGCATCGGCCTCGACGACAGCGACCGCGACGCGTGGCACCGCAGCGGCCTGACCGTCCACACCGACCACGCCACCGGCCTGCAATATCTGTCGGCGCCGCGGTGCGGCATGGTTCCGCGCCTCGACGTTGAGGGCCGACACATACGCGCGGCCGACCGATTTCCATGATGCGGAGGGAACCATGACCGCCGCCCGCAAGCCGACCGATCCTCGCGTGCGCGATCTGCTCGCCAAAATCCACATCGCCAAGAAGGAGCTGGGCCTGGATGACGAAACCTACCGCGCGGTGCTGCGGCGCCTCATCGGCCGCGACAGCGCCAAGGGCCTGAGCGTCGGCAAGCTGATCACGCTGATTAACGAATTCCAGCGCCTGGGGTGGAAGCCGCCGGCCCGAGCCGGCGGCGGCCGCATGATGGGCGACGGCGTCCAGAAGGCGAAGATTCGCGCCCTGTGGCTGGCGCTGTGGAACATGGGCGAGGTCGAGGACTCCAGCGAGGCCGCCCTCGCCGCGTACGTCAAGCGCGTCGCCGGCGTGGACGCGCCGCGCTTCCTGCGGGCCGACGCCGCCCGCCGGGTGATCGAGACCCTGAAGCAATGGGGGAGCCGGGTGGGCATCGCCTGGGACGCCTCGGCCGATCCCCGCCTGTGCCTGTTCGAGGCGCAGCGCGCCAAGCTTGCCCTCAACCGCGACCAGGTGGTGTGCATCTGCTACGGCCTCGGCATTCCCGCCGTCGTGCCGATGTGCGGCCCGGCCCAGCTCGACAAGCTGGCCGCCGAGCTGGGCCGGCGGATCCGCGAGGGCGGGCAATGAGCGAGCCGATCCAACGGCGGCCGATGCTGCCCGGCGTGTTGGCCGAGCTTCAGCGGCGCGGCCAGGGCGGCGGCGCCGTGCGCCTGGTCATGGAGTGGGGCGGCACCAAGCGGCAGCTGCCAAAGGTGGTAACGCCGGCCAGCGCCATCGCCCAGGTGATGGGCTTCGCCGCCGCCCGCCTGCTGCGCGAGCTGATCGACGGCGCCGATTTCTATGACGTGCCGTCGCCGGCGTCGCTCGACCCCAGCAGCCTGAAGGGCGACATCCTGCGCCATGAGGGCGGGGTGCGCGAGGCGGCGCGCGCGCTACGCTGCACCGAGCGCTACGTGCGCAAGGTGCGCAATGCCGGGGTAATGAACGCCGCCGCCCGCCGCGCCCGGCGGCGAGCCGTGGACGAACGCCAATTGGACCTGGTTGACTTCGCCGCCGCCGGGCTCAAGACTGCGGACGAGCCTGCCGAATAGAGCCGTCCCGACCGCCCATACGGAACGTGTTCCGCATGGGCCGGCCCACCCCCATCGAGCATCGTGTGCCTTACCGTAACCCTCCGGTGAGGCATCATCGTGTCCGCAGTCCCCACCGACATCGGCTTTGAAGCCGCACTGGCTATCGTGCTGGCCCACGAAGGCGGCTTCGTTGACGATCCCGCCGATCCCGGAGGCGCGACCAAGTTCGGCGTCAGCCTGCGCACCTTGCGCGCCCTCGGGGATCTCGCCTTCGATCTCGATGTCGACGGCGATCTTGACGCCGACGACATCAAGGCCCTGACGCCCGAGGCTGCCGGCGCCTTCTACCGCAAGCATTTCTGGGACCGCTACGGCTACGGGACGATCCACGATCTCCACCTTGCCGCCAAGCTGTTCGACTTGGCCGTCAATATGGGGCCGGGGCCGGCGCACCGCTGCCTGCAGCGCGCTCTGCGCGCCTGCCGGCAGCCGGTGACGGAAGACGGCATTCTCGGCCCGGTCACGCGCCAGGCGGTCAACGCCGCCGAGTTCCTTGGCCTGTTCCCCGCTCTCAAATCCGAGGCCGCCGGTTTCTACCGCGCCCTGGCCGCCAGCGACCCAGCCCGCCAGAAGTGGCTGTCCGGCTGGCTCAACCGTGCCTACTCGTAACGGAGTGCCCATGCCCACCGACATCAAGCCCTGGTACCTATCCCGCACCATCATCGGCATCCTGGTCAGCATCCTGGCCAAGGGCCTGGCCGTGTGGGGCTATCAGATCTCGCCCGACCTGCTGGGCGACATCGTCACACTGGCCCTTACCCTGGTGAGCTTCGGCGGCGACGCCCTCGCCATTTTCGGCCGCGTCCGGGCCACCAAGGCCATCGGCCGCAAGCCCGGCGACGGCCCGACGCCGCTCGGCATCGGCTCGGCCATGGCGCTGCTGCTGCTGGTCGGCGCGCTGGCCGGGCCGCTGGCCGCCTGCGCCAGCCGCGAGGCCGACAGCCCGGCGCAGCGGATCTACGCGCTGGAGGCCGACTATCAGAACGTCCAGCGCGCCGTGCTGGCCTATCTGGCCAGCCCGGCGGCCCTGCCGGCCGTGGCGGCGCGGCTGAAGGACGCCGAGGCCCTGGCCCATGCGGCGGTGCGCGCCGCCCGCGAGGCGGCCCGCAAGGGCGAGGATGTCGGGCTGCCCGCCGCCCTGGCCGCCGCCCGCGAGGCGGTGGAGCGGGTCCGCCGATACCTGGAAGAGGAGGCCGGCCAATGAGCCCGAACAACATCCTGCTGATCATCGGCTTGGCGGAGGCCGCGGCGCGCGGCATCCCGGCCGCGCTCGACGCCGTCGACCGCGTAAAGGCCATGGCGGCCGAGGGCCGCGCGCCCACCGGCGCCGAATGGGACGATCTGGCCCTCGTCACCGACGAGTTGCACGACCGCATCCAGGGAGCGTGACGGGCGATGGATTGGGATTTGGCCGCCAAATGGGCGCCGTTCGTCGGCGCCACCCTGGTCATCCCGGTGGCGCGCTGGGGCGTGAAGGCCGGCCTGGTGCCGCGCGCGGAATTCGACGGTTTCGTCGAGGGACATCGCCAGGCGCATGCGCGCGTGGACGATCGTCTCGACGCCGGCGACGTGCGCTTCGAGCGGCTGGAGACGACGCTCAGGCACATGCCGACGAAGGAGGACGTCGAGGATCTGCGCCGCGACGTCAGCGAGCTTTCGGGCAACGTCAAGGCGCTGACGGCCACGGTGGAGGCCATGGGCCGCGCCTCGGCCGCCGTCGCCGAACAACTGCAGATGCTGGTGCAGCATCACATCAAAGGAGCCGCCAAGTGACCGACCTCGCCGAACGCCTGGCCGAACGCCTGGCCGAACACCGCCGGCTTGTCGCGCTGCGCGTCCTGTGCGAGGCGGCCGAGGAGCGTCTGCGCCGCGACGTGCTGGCGGTGCTGGTCGCCGCCGGCGGCGCCGCCAACGTCTCGCTGCTGGTCGACGCCCTGTCCGACCTCGGCTGGCGGGCGACCCGCGACCAGGCGCGCACGGCGGCCGCGTGGCTGGCCGACCAGGGCCTGCTGCGGCTGGCGGCGCGGGACGGCGTCGAGGGCGCCCTGCTGCGCGACGCCGGCGCGGACGTCGCCGAGGGGCGCCGCGTCGTGCCGGGCGTGGCGTCGCCGCCGACCGCCGACTGGCTGGGCAGGCGGATGAACGCCCTCATGGTCCCGGCCTCGGCCGAGGAGGTTGGGCTGGCCCTGGGTTGGCTGCAGCTTGAAGACCTGGTGCTGTGCGACAAGGCGGCCAATCACTGGCGCGTCACGCGCCGCGGCGCCGACGTCGCCGCCGGCCGCGAGGTGGTGGCGGGCGTTAAACGGCCGTCCTACGACTCCATCATGCGCGCCGCCACTGGTGCCGCGCGCGGCATCCTGGAGACGTGATTTGGCACACCCGGCCGAAACCGTCGACGCCCTGCGCCGCGCTTATGTCATCGACCGCCTGCCGATAGAGGCGGCGGCCGAGAAGGTCGGGGTGCCGCCCTCGACCGCGCGCAAGATCAAGGCCCGCGCCGAGGGCAAGGGCGACGACTGGGACAAGGCGCGCTCGGTCGCGGCGCTGACCGCCGCCGGTGCCGGCTCGATCGCGCAGCTCGTGCTGGCCGACTTCCTGGCCCTGCACCAGTCGACGGTCGAGGCGCTGCGCACCGACGCCGCCATTCCGCCGCTGGCGCGCGCAGAGGCGATGAGCCGCCTCGCCGACGCCTTCACCAAGACCATGGGCGCCGTGGCGAAGGCAGCCCCCGAACTGGGCCGTTTCGCGGTGGCCAGCGAGCTGCTGGAGGAGTTGGCGCGGTTCGTGCGCGGCGACTTCCCGCAGCATGGCGGCGCCTTCGTCGAGGTGCTGGAGCCGTTCGGCGCGATGCTCGCCGCCAAGTGGGGGTAAGATATGGCACGCCCGCCCCCGAAGCGCGGCAAGGTCTCGCAGGACGACTTCCTCAAGCAACTGGCGGAGATCGCCGCCGACATGCGGCGGCAGATCGAGAGCCAGTGCGACGGCTTCGACCCCGACCCGGCGGCGGCGGCGGCGCGGCGCCGGGCTGCCGAGGCGGAGTTCGGCTTTTTCTGCCGCACCTACTTTCCCCACCATGTCCGCGGCGCGGCGAGCCGGTTCCACGAGTTCCTGTTCGAGCGCCTGCCGGCGATCGTCATGGAGCCGGCCGGCCTGCGCGAGCTGATCGCGGCGCCGCGCGGCAACGCCAAGACCACCTACGCCAGCCAGCTCTTCGTCATCTGGTGCGCGCTGTTCAAGCTGAAGCGCTACCCCGTCATCCTGTCGGACAGCTTCGACCAGGCCGCCGTCATCCTGGAAGGGATCAAGGCGGAGATCGAGGTCAACCCGCGTTTGGCCCAGGACTTCCCCGACTTCTGCGGCCAGGGGCCGACCTGGCAGGTCGGCGTGGTGGTGCTGCGCAACGGCGCCAAGATTCAGGTCGGCGGCTCGGGCAAGAAACTGCGCGGCTTCCGCCACGGCGCCTACCGCCCCGATCTGGTGATCGCCGACGATCTGGAGAACGACGAGAACGTCCAGAACCCCGACCAGCGCGACAAGCTGGAAAAGTGGCTCGACAAGACCGTCGACCCGCTGGGGCCGCCGGACGGCTCGATGGATCTGATCTACGTCAACACCTTCCTGCATTACGACGCGGTGGCGGTGCGCAAGTCGCGCAACCCGATGTGGCGCGCCACCGTGTTCCGCGCGGTTATCCGCTGGCCCGACCGCATGGATTTGTGGGAGCGCTGGGAGGAAGCCTTGCGCAACGACGGCCTGGCCGCGGCCGACGCCTTCTACGCCGCCCATCTGGTCGAGATGCTGGCCGGGGCGGAGGTGCTGTGGCCGGCCGTGCAGCCCCTCGTCGAGCTGATGAAGCGGCGCATCCGCGTCGGCGCCGATTCCTTCAATTCCGAATACCAGAACGAGCCGACCTCCGATTCAGACGCGATGTTCGGTCCAGGTGCTGTTCTCGGGTCAACCGGCTGCCGGACTGGATCAGGTTCGGCGCCTGCGACCCCTCGCTCGGCAAGGAGTCGAAGCGCAACGACCCCTCAGCCATCCTGGTGGGCGGCCTCAACCGCGAAACCGGCGTGCTCGACGTGATCGAGGCGCTGATCCGCCGCCGCCTGCCCGACCGCATCATCTCCGACATCATCGAGATGCAGCGCGAGCACCGCTGCCTGAAATGGGGCGTCGAGACGGTGCAGTTCCAGCAGTTCCTGTTCACCGAACTGGTCAAGCGCTCGGCCACCGCCGGCGTGCCGGTGCCGGCGGTGGCCATCCTCAATCACGCCGACAAGGCGCTGCGCATCGAATCGATCCAGCCGCATGTCGCCAACGGCCTGATCCGCGTCGGCGCCAACCACACGGTGCTGCTGGAGCAGCTGCGCTACTGGCCGCAGGCGGCGCATGACGACGGCCCCGACGCGCTGGAAATGTTGTGGCGGCTGGCCGTCGCCTCGCGCGCCGGCGGTCGGGGTGCGGCGCGGCCAGCGGCGCAAGGTGACGCTCGGCGACCTGCACGACTTCACCGGAGGCTAAGGACATGGCGGAGCATCTGCCGGCGCAATTGGCGGTCGAGATCGCCACCGCGCGCCGCGACATTACCCAAGCGATCTTCGGGGGTGCGCTGAAGCCCACCGACGACGTGCTGCTGGCGCGCGGCGCCGGCAAGGGCCTGAAGATCTACGACGAGCTGGAACGCGACCCCAAGGTGTTCTCGTGCCTGGCCAAGCGGTCGCTGGCGCTGGTCAGCCGCGAATGGGTGGTCGAGCCGGGCGGCAAAACTCACCAGGCCAAGAAGGCGGCCGAGCTGGCGCGACGGGTGCTGGCCGGCGAATGGGGCCTGTCCTTCGACCGCGCCTGCCTGCGGATGCTATCGGCGACGCTGAAGGGCTTCGCCATCGGCGAGGTGATCTGGGGGCGGCGCGACGGCTTCATCGTGCCCCTCGACGTCAAGCAGCGTAACCCGCGACGCTTCGTGTTCGACGAGCAGGGGCGGCCACGCCTGCTGACCTGGTCGAACATGATCGACGGCGAGGAACTGCCGCCGCGCAAGTTCATGGTGCATCGCTTCGGCGAGGCCAATGACGATCCCTACGGCCAGGGCCTGGGCCGGGTGCTGTTCTGGCCGGCCTTCTTCAAGCGGCAGACGCTGGGATTCTGGCTGGTCTGCGCCGACAAGTTCGGCAGCCCATCGGTCAAGGGCAAGGCGCCTCAAGCGGCGCTGGACAACGAGATAGACGAGTTCTTCGAGAGCCTGAAGGCGCTGGCCCAGGAAGGCGTGATCGTCATGAAGGAGGGCTGGGACGTCGCCCTGGTCGAGGCCACCCGGACCGGCGCCGTCACCTATCAGGATCTGTGCCGCTACATGGACGAGGAGATCGCCGTGGCGATCCTCGGCAACACCCTGACGACGACGGTGGGCGCGTCGGGCAGCCGGGCGCTGGGCGACGTGCACAAGGCTGTGCAGGACGAGCTGGTGGACGCCGACGCCGATCTGCTGTCGGCCACGCTCAACGACCAGCTGCTGGCCTGGCTGACCGAACTGAACTTCCCGGACGCCCCGCCGCCAAAGGTGTGGCGGCCGAGCCCGTCCGACGAGAAGGCCGAGGCGGAAACGACCTCGGCCAAGGTTTCGGCCCGGCATGCCGCCCTGAAGTTCGTCAGCGAGCTGCGCGCCCAGGGCTGGGAGCCGGCCGAACCGAGTGCCGATCTGGTCGCCCAGGCGGAGGGCGCGTGGCGCTATGTGGGCAAGCCGGAGCCCATCCGGCCGCCGGCCGAAGCGGCGCCCGCCTTCGCCGAGGCGGCGTCGCCGCCCGATGCCGTCGACGACCTGGCGCTTCAACTCGACGGCGTGGCGGCGCCGGTGATCGCCGGCATGGTCGATCAGGTGCGCCGGCTGCTCGACGAGGTCGCGGCCGATGGCGGCACGCTGGCCGACGTCGCCGACCGGCTGCTGGCGCTACGCCCCGATCTCGACCAGGACGGCCTGGCGGCACTGATGGCCCAGGCCATGACGGTGGCCGCGCTGCAGGGCCGGGCGGAGATCCTGGACGGCCTCGGCGATGGCTGAACCGTTTGGCGGCGCCGTTCCGTTCCGGGAGGCGATCGACTTCCTCCGCCAGAAGGTGCGGCTGCCCACCGACACCTGGACCGATCTGCGCGAGGGCGGGCATGCCCGCGCCCATGTCGTCGCCGGCGCTACTTCCGATGCCCTGCTGCAGGACTTCCACCGCGCCCTTCTCAAGGCGCTGGAGCAGGGCACGACGCTGGCCGAGTTCCGCAAGGATTTCGACCATATCGTCGCCACCCACGGCTGGAGCTACAAGGGCGGGCGCGGCTGGCGCACCGCCGTGATCTACAACACCAATCTGCGCATGGCCTATGCGGCCGGGCGCTGGAAGCAGATCCAGGGCGACCCCGAGGTCCGATGGCTGCGCTATGTCGCCATCCTCGACGGCCGCACCCGGCCCGAGCACAGCCGCTGGCACGGTCTGATTCTGCCCAAGGACCACCCGTTCTGGCACGCCCATTATCCACCAAACGGATGGAACTGCCGCTGCATCGTCCAGCCGGTGAGCCAGGCCGACCTCGACCGCTACGGCTGGACCGTGTCCGAGGCGCCGCCGGACGGCTGGGACGCTCCGGAGGCGCGCCAGGTCAACGGGCCGGACGGGCCGGAAAACTGGCCGACGCCGGCCGGCATCGATACCGGCTTCGGCTACAATGTCGGGGAATCGTGGTTGAGCGGCGTCGTGCCGCGTGAGATGCAGGGGCCGCTGCCGCCGTTCGGTGCGCCGGCGGCGGCACCGGCCCTGCCGCCGCTTCCCGCCCCGGCGCCGGTCGATCCGGCGCGCATCCTGCCGGCCGGCCTGGCGGAGGCCGAGTATGTCGAGCGCTTCCTGGCCGAGTTCGGGGCGGCGCCAGGCCGGCCGGTGGCCTATCGCGACGTCGCCGGGACGCGCATCGGCATCGACGAGGATCTGTTTCGCCAGCCCGACGGCACGCTCAAGGCGACCAAATACGGCCGCGAGACCAACCTGCTCCTGCTGGCCGACGCCATCCGCGACCCCGACGAAATCTGGGTGGACTGGTTCGATCGGGACGGCCAGCCGGCACTGCGCCGCCGCTATCTGCGCTCCATGGACGTGCCGGGGCATGCCGGCGGTCTGGCGGTGGTCGAGTGGGGGGCGCGGGGCTGGAGCGGCGTGACAGTGTTTCCGCCGGAGCGGGCGGCCTATCTGGAGCGGCAGCGCCGCGGCGCCCTGCTCTTCAAGAGATGAGGCCGGGGAACCGCTCTCCCGGCCTTGCGCTCGGTCCCTACGGATGGCGGAGCGGCCGCCCTCGGTCCCGGAACATGATCATCATACGCTCTCCGGCCGGCCGCCGCCAGATCCCCCGAAAGCGGTAGGACGGCCGTACAGGCGGGAGGCGCTGGCGACGGCCCCGGCCATAGCCTCGCCCCGGCTCGGCCGCCACGCCCCCCGTTAGACCCCCGTTAGAATTGATCCTCGGCGCCTGGTCTGGTAGTAGCGCACGACGCCGGCGGCGGCGCGGTGCATCAGGCGGCGGTCGAGCGGTTTCGGCGCGACGCGCCCGCGACCTGGTCCCCGACATAGCGCCGCGGCCGCGCGGCTGGCCGCGGCGAGCGGGCGGCGACAGCCCCTGATCCGCCGTCGCCCTTGCCTCGGCGGCCCGTCGAGCCTACCGTAGCGGCCATCATCCCCGCCGCCCGTCCCGCCGCACCCGGAACTCGTTCCGCCTATCCCGATCCGCTCCCGCCCGCCATCATTTGCCAATCGCAACGACGAGGGGCGGCGCCGTGTCCACCAAGATCGAAATCTTCGCCGCCGGGCGGCACCGGCCGGTCAAGGGTGCGCCGTTGTCTTTCTCGGAAAGCGACCTGGCGGCCTCGGCCGCCGCCTATGACCCGGCGCTGCACGAGGCGCCGCTGGTGGTCGGGCACCCCAAAATGGACGCCCCGGCCTATGGCTGGGTCAAAAGCCTGGGCCTCGCCGGCGACAAGCTGGTGGCGACGCCGCACCAAATCGATCCGGCCTTCGCCGAGTTGGTCAATGCCGGGCGCTTCAAGCGCGTCTCGGCCACTTTCTACCCCCCCGACAGCACAGCCAACCCCAAGCCCGGCGTCTACTACCTCAAGCATGTCGGCTTCCTCGGCGCCACGCCGCCGGCCATCAAGGGCTTGAAGAGCGTCAGCTTCGCCGAGGACGAGGATGTCGTGACCATCGAATTCGCCTCGCCCGAGTCGTGGCGCATGGCGTCGGCCTTTCGCTCGCTGCGCCGGCTGCTGTCCGGCCAGCGCGACGCGCTGGTCGCCGAGAAGGGCGTCGAGGCGGCCGAGTTGCAGCTGCCGACCTGGGATCTCGACAACCTGTCGACCCTGGCGGCCGAGCTCGAGGCGGCGGACGCCGCCGCGGCCGCCTTCGCCGAACCCGCTACTGGAGAGGACATGCCCACACCGCAGGACAAGGCCGCGCTCGACGCGCGCACAGCCGAACTGGACCGCCGTCAGGCCGCGCTGGACGCCCGCGCCGCCGAATTCGCCGAGCGCGAAGGAGTGCGGCGGCGCAAGGATAACGCCGCCTTCATCGATGGTTTGATCGCCGAAGGCAAGCTGCTGCCGGCCGAGAGGGATCCGACCCTGGCCTTTATGGAGTCCCTCGACGCCGATCAGGTCGTAGCCTTCGGCGAGGGCGAGGGCAGGGTCGAGCGGACCCGGCTCGACGCCTACAAGGCGCAACTCGGCCAGCGCCCCAAGCTGGTCGAATTCGGCGAGCACCGTCCGGCCGCCGCCGACGGACCCGGCGCCTCGGACGAGGAGGACGCCGACGCCTTCGCGCGGCGCATCACCGAATTTTGCGAAGCCGAGGCCAAGGCCGGCCGCACCGTCACCGTCGCCGCCGCCGCGGCGACCCTCAAGCGAAAGGATCGCTAGATGCCCAACCCCGGTCTCATCAAGACCAAGACCGCCGACGGCGCCGTCGCCGCCCGGCGCATCGTCACCCCCGGCGCGTCGGCCGGCACGGTCGCCCAGGCGGCCGCCGCCACCGACGCCCTGGTCGGCGTCTCCGAGCGCGCCGGCGGCGCCGTCGCCGGCGGCCGCATCGACGTCATCAAGTCGGGCATCGCCCAAATTGATGCTGGCGGCGTCATCGTCGCCGGCGACCCGGTCACCGCCGACGCCGCCGGCAAGGCCGTCACGGCCGTACCAGCCGCCGGCGCCAACGTCCGCATCATCGGCTTCGCCGAGGAGGACGCCGCCAACGGCGATTATTTCGACGTGCTGATCGCCCCCGGCGTGATGCAGGGCTAAGGGAGCATACCGACCATGACCACACCCTTCCCGATGGACCCGGTGCTGACCGGCGTCGCCATCGCCTATAAGAACGCCAAGCTGATCGCCGACCTGGTCGCGCCGCGCGTGCCCGTCGCCGCCGAGCAGTTCACGTATATGAAGATGCGCCTGGCGGACGGCTTCACCGTCCCGGACACCCAGGTCGGCCGCAAGTCCATGCCGACCGAAATGGAATTCGGGATGGAGGAGGCCGACAGCTCGACGCGCGACCACGGCCTCGACGACGTCGTGCCGGTCGCCGACATCGAGGCGGCGGCGCGAATCCCCGGCTTCGACCCGCTGGCCACCGCCGTCGAGCACCTCACCGATCTGGTGGAGCTGGCGCGCGAGGTGCGCGTCGCAAACATCGCCTTCGCCGCCGCCACCTACCCGGTCGGCAACAAGGTCGCCCTGGTCGGCAATGACCAATGGTCGGCCGCCGCCACCTCCGATCCGATCGGCGACATCCTGACGGCGCTCGACGCCTGTCTGGTGCGCCCCAACGTCGCCGTGCTGGGCCAGCCGGTGTGGACGGCCTTCCGCCAGCACCCGAAGGTGGTCAAGGCGACCCTGGGCAACTCCGGCGATTCCGGCGTGGCCGCGCGCCAGGCCGTGGCCGAGCTGCTGGAACTGGACGAGCTGATCGTCGGCGAGGCCTGGGTCAACACAGCCAAACCGGGCCAGGCCGTCGCCAAGGCCCGCACCTGGGGCAAGCACTGCGCCCTGCTGGTGCGCGACAAGCTGGCAAATTTACAAAACAAGCGGCCGACCTTCATGGTCACCGCCCAGCATGGCGGGCGCGTCGCCGGCCAGATGGCCGAACCCAAGGTGGGCCTGAAGGGCGCCATCCGCGTGCGCTCCGGCGAGCAGGTGCGCGAGCTGGTGGTCGCCGACGACCTCGGCTACTTCATCGAAAACGCGGTGGCGTGATGGCCAAGCGCCCCGCCACCCCCCAGGCGACGCCGGCGGCACCCCCGCCGGCGGACGCGCCGGAAGGCGACAAGGCTCCGGCCGCCGCCGCGACAGACACGCCCGGCCCGGAGGGAGCGGCGCCCGCCGCCGGCGCGGTGGACACGCCGGCCGACGGCGCCGCCGCGTCCGCCGATTTGATCGTCGAGATCCTGAGTCCGGTGAAGTTCGGCGGCGAGATCCGTGGCGTCGGCGCACTTTGCCGCATGCCGGCCGAAATCGCCCGGCCGCTGCTCACCCTCGGGCGCGTCAAGGTGACGGCCTGATGACGTACTGCACGCTCGCCGACCTGATCGAACGTTTTGGGGTGCGAGAGCTGGTCGATCTTACCGACCGCGCCAACCCGCCGGCCGGCGCCGTCGACCAGGCCGTCGTCGACGCCGCGATCGCCGACGCCGGCGAGCTGATCGACGGCTATGTCGGCACCCGCCACGAGCTGCCGCTGGCCAGCGTGCCGGGCATCCTGCGAGGCATCGCCTGCGATCTGGTGCGCCTGCGCCTGCACAAGGATGCCGCGCCCGAGGAGGTGCGGCAGGCGGCCGACGCCGCCGTCTCCCGGCTGAAGGACATCGCCCTCGGCCGGCTGACGCTGCAGGTCGCCGGCACCGCTCCGGCATCAGCCGGCGGGCGGCCCAAGGTGGCCGGGGCCGCCGCCGTGTTTTCGCGGGGTACCCTGGGAGACTTCCTGTCATGACCGGCGTCGCCATTGCCGTCACCGTCGAATCGGACCGCGTGCGAGCGGTGTTGCGCACGCTCGCCGGCCGCGCGGGGAATCTGAAGCCGGCTTTCGCGGCGATCGGCCGTTCCATGGTGGTGTCAACGCAACAGCGCATGCAGGCTCAGCACGGGCCTGACGGCAAGCCCTGGCCGGCGCTCAGCGCCGCCACCCTGCTCGCCCGCGCCGGCGGCCGACGCAAGGCGTTCCGCAAGGACGGCCAGACCCTGCGCAAGCCGGCGGCGCGCATCATGGCCACAGCCAAGGCGCTGCTGGCGTCCGGCCTGCTGCGCGCTTCGCTCACCTCCAACGCCGATGGCGGCGGGGTCGAGGTCGGCACCAACCGCATTTATGCGGCCGTGCAGCAATTCGGAGCGGAGATCCACGCCAAGGATGGCGGACTGCTGGTTTTCGGCAATGGGACGATGTTCGCGCGCAAGGTGACGATCCCGGCCCGCCCATTCCTCGGCGTCGACGCCGGCGACGAGGCCATGATCCTATCGGCGCTGGCCGGCCATCTCGATCCGGGAGCGGAGCCATGATCGCCGCCGCCATCGCCCGTCTGCGCGCCGAGTTGCTGGCCGGCCAGGCCAACCCGGATGGCCCCTTCCGCTCGGTCGAGGGCGCCCTTGAGTTGGAGGCGCTGACCGATCGGCCGCCGGCGCGGAGCCCCGCCCTGTACGTCCTGCCGCTGTCGGAGCAGGCCGGCGACAACACGCGCGCCACCGCCGTGTCGCAGCGCCTCGCCATCGTCTTCGGCGTCGTCATCGTGCTGCGCCGCCACGGCGACGCCGGCGGCGCCGCCAAGCTGGACGAACTGTCGCCCCTGCGACAGGCCGTGCGCGGCACCCTGCTGGGCTGGGCGCCCGACCAGGCCCACGACGTCGTCACCTTCCACTCGGGGCGCCTGGCCGACATGGGCAACGGCGCCGTGTGGTGGCTCGACGCCTGGCAGACCGCCACCCACTACCGAAAGATCTAAGCATGGCCGAGCAACCCATTCCGCCGAACAGCGGCGGCCGTTTCGTGATCGACGCCGACGGCGTACGCCGCCGCGTCGAGGCCCCGACCGCGCCGGCCGAGATCAAGCCGCGCCCGGCGTCGGCGCCCAAGCCCGCGGCCAGGACCAAGCCCGCCGCCAAGGAGTAGACCCGCATGACGCTTTACGCCCGCAAGACCCTGATCCTGGCCGGCCTGGAGGCGACGTACGGCGTTGGCGCCGTGCTGGCCGGCGCCAACGCCATCGACGTCACCGACCCGAAGGTGACGCCCATCGCCGGCGGCACCGTCGAGAGCAACAGCGTCCGCCCCTATATGGGCGCCCGCCGCCGCACCCAGACCCGCACGCACCGCGTCGTCGAGTTCGGCGTCGAGGCCGGCGGCGCCGGCGCGCCCACCACCATCCCCGCCTGGGGCGTGCTGGTCCGCGCCTGCGGCATGGCCGAGACGGTGGTCAACACGGTCGGCCAAGAGAAGGTGGCCTATACGCCGGTGTCGGCGGCCTTCGACTCGGCGGTGATCGACGCCTATCTCGACGGCCAGCTACGCCGCCTGGCCGGGGCGCGCGGCACCATGACCATNCGTTTCGTCGCCGGCGAGCCTGCCGCTCGCTCGGCTTCAACTTCCGTCGGCTCNGTGGTCGGCGCCGTCGGCGCCGGTGNCGCCCGCCCCCGACTACAGCGCCTTCCGCGACGCCGTCGTCGTATCGGACGCCAACACGCCGACCTTCACCCTGGACGGCGTGAACCTGGTGCTGAAGGAGTTCACCGTCGATCTCGGCGGCCAGGTCGGCTTCCGCGACGTGGTCAACCAGGCCGCGGTCCATATTTCCGATCGCGCCGTCACCGGCACGGCCGTATTCGACCTGCCGGCACTGGCCGATTTCGACGTCGAGGCGCTGGCGAAGGCCGGCACCCGCGTGGCGCTGACCTTCGAGCACGGCACCGTGGCCGGCGACATCCTGGGCGTCACCGCCGCCAACGTGCAGCTGCTGGAGCCGAGCTTCGGCGACGACGAGGGCATCCTCACCTGCACCGTCAACCTGGTGTTCGTGCCGGGCGATAGCGGCGGCGACGACGTCACGCTCTACAGCAAGTAAGGGGGACAGCCGATGTTCGTGTTCAGAAAAGCGTCCGAGTTCAAATGGCCGGTGCGCATTCCGGTGCCCGAGGACGGCCGCGCCGTCGCCCGCGAGGTAACCGGCGTGTTCAAGACGGTGGCGCCGGAGCGCATCCAGCAGATCGTGCAGGAGGCCATCGCCGGGATCCGCGGCGACGACGCCGAGGAGATGCAGGCCAATGCCGATCTGCGGCTGCTGCGCGAAGTGCTGGTGGGCTGGGACGGCATCGTCGACGAGGACAAACAGGCGATCGCGTTCTCGGACGAGACGCGCGAGGCGCTGATGGCGGTGCCCTATGTCCGCGGCGCCTTCGTCGAGGCCTACAACAAGGGCGCCAATGGCGGGGCCAAGGCAAAAAACTGACCGAGGCGGCGCGCCGCTGGGCAACGGGCGCCGCCGCCGGAGATGACGAGAGCGACGCGGCCGCCGCCTTCTTCGGCGTCCCGCGGGAGCGACGCAACGAGGAGTTCTTCGTGTGGGAGGACAACCGCGCCGCCGTGGGGCTGTTCCTGGCGCTCGGCACGCAGTGGCGAAGCGCCGGCATGGAGGGCGAGCCCAGCGGTCTCGACTACACCGCCATTCCGGTCACCGCCCGCCTGCGCGCCGTCAGGATGACCCCGACCCTGTTCGCCGAGATCCGCATAATGGAGCACGCCGCCCTGACCGCATGGGCCGAGAAACGCCGGCGGGCCGCCGCCTCGCGCCGGTCGCGCTACGGGAGCCGGTGAGCGCATGAGTCAGAACCTGCAACTGGTCGTCCGAATCCGCGCCGACGGCACCGCCGAGGTGGTGGGCGCCACCCGCCAGGTGGCGGCCGGGGTCGGCGGCATCGACGACGCGTCGCGCCGGGCCGGCGCGGGCGCCCGCACCCTGTCGGCCGAGCTTGGCCAGATGCGCAACACCCTGGTGGGCTTAGGCGCCGTCGCCGCCGGCTTCAAGGTGGTGCAGTGGGCCGACGACTGGACGCGCGCCGCCGGCCGCCTGGCGCTGGTGTCCAAGGGCACGGCCGAGCTGGCGGCCAACCAGCAGAAGCTGTTCGGGCTGGCCCAGGACACCCGCTCGGCCTTCGACACCACGGTCGACCTGTATGCCCGCATGTCGCGCTCGTCGCGCGAACTGGGGCTGTCGCAATCGGACGTGCTACGCCTGACCGAGGCCGTCAACAAGGCGGTGAAGATCTCGGGCGGCAACGCCGCATCCGCCGCGGCCGGCCTGTTCCAGTTCAACCAGGCGCTGGCCAGCGGCCAGTTGCGTGGCGAGGAACTCAACAGCGTGCTGGAGCAGACGCCGCGCCTGGCCGAGGCCATCGCCGCCGGGCTGGGCGTGCCTGTCGGCAAGCTGCGCGAGTTGGCCGAGGCCGGCGAGTTGACGGGGCGCAAGGTTGTGGCCGCCGTGGGCAGCCAGATCGGAGCGCTGAACGAGGAGTTCGCGAAGCTGCCGGTCACCGTCGAGGACGCGTTCCAGAAGATGGAGAATTCGGCCAAGCGCTGGATCGGCCAGACCGATTCGGCGTTCGGCGGCACGCGCGCCCTGGCAGGCGGCATCGGCCTGCTGGCGGACAATTTCGGCACGGTCGCCGACCTGGCCCTGACGGCGGCGGGCGTCATAGGCACCGTCTACGCCGGCCGGGCGGTGTCGGTGGGCATCGCCAGCACGCGGCAGTTCATCGCGGCGCAGACGGCGGCCGGCGTTACCATCAACACGGCCACCGGCGCCGTGATCAGGCAGACGACCGCCATGACGGCCGGCGCCATCGCCGCACGCGCATTCGGATCGACCCTGGCGTTCCTGGGCGGTCCTGTGGGAGCCGCGGTTGCCGCCCTCACGCTGGGGCTGGGCTATCTGGCGACGCGCCAGTCCGAGGCCGAGGCGGCGGCTGTGACGCATGCCGCGGCGATGGAAGATTTCAACCGGGTTTTTGATACATCGACCGGCAAGATCCGCGACCAGAACAGCGAGCTGGCCAGAAATATCGCTCTGAAGGCACAGAACGACCTCGCAACCCAGCAACATGCCTTTGCTTCGGCCAGGGAGATGGCTTCCACGGTGGGTGGCGGCACGATCACAGCCAGAGCGCTCGATGCGACTGGGTTCTTTTCGACACGGGCGCAGCGGGACGCTCTGCCGGGCGTCCAGGAAGCCAGGGACGCCATCTCGCGATTCGAGGCCGGCGCAACATCCGCGCTGACGTTCGAAAATAGGATGCTCGCGCTGGCTGCGAGCAGCGCTGTGGTCGCCGCCAGCCTAAAGAACGAGAACTTCACCGATTACATCGCGCAGGCGAGGGCTGCGGAAGACGCCATCGCCAAGGCCGAGGCCGCCCTCGCCGTTCTGACAGGCACGGCCACCGAGGCCCACATGGCGATCCTCGGCCTCGGGAGCGGCGTGAAGAAGGTCGATGATGGACTTGTCGGCGCCGTCGCCGATTTCGACAAGCTCAAGTCCAAGCTGGAAGAGACCTTGGGGACGCTGGGCCTGACCGAGGCGCAGGCGCTGCGCTGGCGGCTGGAGCATGAGGCGATGGCCAAGGAGGGCGTTAAGTCCGCCGACCAGCTAACGGCGGCGACGCGGACGCAGATCGCCGAGGCGGTACGCCTGCAACAGGCGATCGACGGCAGGAAGGCGTCGATTCGGGCGGCCGAGGACGCCGAGGAGGACTGGGCCGGCGTCATCGCGAGCGTTGCCAAGTTGGAGCGCGACCAGACGAAGAAGGTGAGCGAGTCCGAACAGGCCATCAAGGATCAGGTCGCGGCGATCGAGGATGAGGCGCGTCAGATCGGCCTGTCGGCCGAGGAGCGCGAATACGCCGTCGAGACGATGCGGGCCGAGGCGGTGGCGCGCAAGGCCAACCGCGACCTCTCCGCCGAGGAGGTGGCCGATCTCCGCCGCGCCACCGCGGCGCGCATCGAGGCGCGCAAGGCGGACGCGGCGCGGGAGGAGGCCTCGCGCGAGCGCCAGCGCGCCGCCGAGGAGGATCTGCGGCGCTGGGAGCGCATGGTGGACCAGGCCGCCGATTACGGCGCCGGCCGTATCGCCGACCAGTTCTTCTCCCGCACCCGCGCGGGCTGGAAGGATCTTCTCACCGGCATGGGCGAGGACTTCGCCCGCGCCCTCATGCACATGGCGGCGCAGGCGGCGCTGCGGCCGGTGCTGGTCACCGTCGGCCAGACCCTGGGGCTGGGCTCGTCCGCTTCCGGCGCCGGAGCCGGCGGCATGGGCGGCATGGGTGGCCTGGGCTCGCTCGGCAACCTCGGCAGCCTGTTCAGCGGGGGCGGGGGCGGCGGGCTCTACGGCATCGGCCAGGGCATCGCCACCAGCGGCGTCGGCCGGGCGCTGGGCATGTCGACCTATGTGGCCAACGCCGAGCCGGTGGCCCTGGCCGGCGCCAACGTGGCCACGGGCTTCGGCAATTTATTCGCCGAGGGCCTGGCCGCCAGCCCGTGGGGCATCGTCGGCGGGCTGGGCGCCAACCTCATGGGTCTGGGCACCCGCAATCCGCTGGGCGGCACCCTCGGCGGCATGGCCGGCTCGATCGGCGGCGGCATGGCCGGGGCGTCGATGCTCACCATGCTGGGCTCGGCTGCCGGTCCGGTCGGCGCCGTCGTCGGCGCCTTCCTGGGCACCGCGCTGGGCGGCTCGATCGGGGCGAAGCCCTCCAACAACTCGGCCGGCGGCGGCATCAACCTTGAAACCGGCAAGTTGTTCGGGCTGGCCAGCAAAGGCGACGAAAACGTCGCCGCGCGCGACAGCCTGCTCGGCACCATCGGCACGACGGCGCAACTGCTGAAGCAGGCGGCCGGCGCCACCGGCTTCGGCAGCCCGACCGTCGGCGTCGACGTGGGCAGCCGGGACGGCACGCAGTATGTCGTCGGCGGCCGGCCCTACCGCGCCGCCGACCCGAAGAGCGCGCTGGATCAGATCGTCAAGTACCTGGCGACCGATCTTGAAGGCATCGGCGACCAACTGGCCGCCGTCATCGGCAAGATCGATTTCAGCGATACGACCAAGGCGATCACCGATATCGAGTTCGCCCGTCAGCTGATCGATTTCACCACGTCGATGGACGATCTGGGTTTCGGCCTGGCCCAGGTGGCCGATCAGGCGCGGGCGGCGGCCGAAGAACTGAAGGCACAGGCGCTGGCGGACCGCGACCGCGCCAAGGCCCTCGGCCTCTCGGCGGAATATCTGGCGACGACCGAGGCCAAGCTGCGGATGCAGATGGAGGGGGCGGCAATACACCGCCGTCGAGGCCGCGCTCACCAACGTGAACACGCAGTTCGCGGTGCTGGCGGAGACCGTCGCCGCTCTCGGCCTCGGCATCACGGCCGCGGAAATCGACGAGAGCCGGATCAAGGCCATCAACGGAGTTGTTCGGCACCTTCGACGATGCACAGCTGGACGAGGCGGCGGCNNTAGCTGGGCGGCGATCTGGGGGCGCTGGCGTTGGCGATGAAGGGCGCCGCCCGCAGCGTCGAGAGCCTGCGGCAGGCGGGCGCCGGCATCGTCGATTGGCTGGATGATCTGCGGGCCGGCGGGGCGGGACTGACGGCCGAGGCGCGGCTGCAAGAGTCTCAAGCTCTGTTCCAGCGCGATCTCGAGTTGGCGCGCGGCAACAACGAGGCGGCTTTGGCTCGCATCACCGGCGCCGCCGGCAATTTGCTGGACGCGACCTCCGGCATGTATGGCCACACCGCGCAGTATCAGGCGATGCAGGCATGGATCGCGGACAGCCTTGAGGGGCTGGCGGCCACCCAGGCGGCGCGGACGGCGGTGCCGGCCTACGCCTCCGGCACCGATTTTCATCCCGGTGGCGTCGCCTACGTGCATCAGGACGAACTGCTGCACCTGCCGCGCGGCACCCAGGTCTTCAGCCGCCAGGAAACCATGCGCCTGACGGCGGGCGGCGATGCCGGCCTGCGTGAGGAGGTGCGGGGGCTGCGCGGCCAGATGCGGGATCTGACGGAAGAGTTGCGCGGCCTGGTGCGCCTGAACGCCGCCGCCGGCGACGGCAACCTGCAAGGGCTGGGCGCGGTCGTCGGCGGTATCGCCCGGCTGGAGCGCGAGCTGCGGCAGGCGGGGGTGCGGAGATGATCTGGCTGGCATCGGTCACCGTCCACGATCCCGCCCTGCCCGGCGCCAGGACGATCAGGGCCTGCTCGTCGACGGGCTACAACCATCCCACCGCCCCCGGCTTTTTCGAGGGGGCCATGTTGGCGCCCGGCGGCCTCGTACGCGAGGTATGGCCCGGCGAAGGGGCCTACGGCGCCGGCCATCTGTCGGTGGGCGACCTGAGCCTGGCCTCCACCGGCTGGCTCGACTGGCTGGCGGCCAACCGGGTGGGCTTCGGGCATGCCGCATCGCTGCACCTGCTGGCCGACAACGACACGCCCTATGCGCAGGCCGTGCCGGTATTGAGCGGCACCGTCGAGACGGCGGTCCACGGCTGGGACCGCGTCTCGTTCCGCTGGCGCGACGGCCTCGCCGGGCTGCTCGACAAGGCCGGGCAGGTCGCGCGCTACGCCGGCGACAACGCGCCGCCGGACGGAGTGGAGGGCACGGCCGACGACCTCAAGGACCGATACAAGCCCGAATGGTGGGGGCGCTGCCTGAACGTAGCCGCGCCTTGCGTCAACGCGCCCAAGCGGATCTACCAGCTGTCGGCGCGGCGTATGGCGGCCGTGACCGCCTGCTACGACGGCGGCGCCCCGGCTGCCGTGGGCGTCGAGCGGGCGGACATCGCCACGCTGCTGGCCACGGCCCCGGCCGCCGGCGCCTTCGACTGGTGCCTGGGCGACGGCGGCTCCTACGTGCGCCTGGGCTTCGAGCCGGCCGGCACCGTCACTGTCGACGGCCATGCGGGCGCGACGGCGGCGGACCGCACGGTCGGCCAGATCTGGCGGCGCATGCTGGAATATTGGGGCGTGGCCGCCATCGCCGCCGCCGACGTGGCGGCGCTCGACGCCGCCGTGCCCGGCGAGATCGGGCTGTGGATGGGCACCGACGACATGGTGCGGCGCGAGGCGCTGGACGCGGTGGCCGCCACCGCCGGCGCCGTCTATTGGCTGGCGCCGGACGGCGCCTGGCGCATCGCCCAGGCGGCGGCGCCGGCGGGCGATCCCGTGGCGACCTTCCGGCGCTTCGCCGGCGGCGCCGCGGCGCGCAGAGGCGACGGCGACATCATCGATTTCGAGTGGGATGGCGAGACCGAGGGTGAGGGTAATCCCGTCTATTCGATCAGCTTGAATTACGGCTGCAACTGGACCATCCAGGACGCCGGCAGCCTGGCCGGCGCCGGCCTGGCGCGGGCCGCTTGGCTGGCCCAGCAATGGCGCCGCCGCACGGCCACGGATGAGACGGTACCGACCGCCCATCCGCTGGCGCGCGAGGCGGTCGAGGATACGCTGTTCGTCGATGCCGCCGCCGCCGCGGCCGAGGCGTCTCGGCGGCTCGCCATGCGCAGGGACGGCGGGCCGCGCCGGGCGCGCATGACGGTGATGATCGATCCGGCCATGGCGGCCGCGCTCGACCTGATGGCGGTGGTCGCGGTGCATCTGCCGCGCTGGGGGCTCGACGGCGGGGCCTTGTTCCGCGTCACCCGGATCGATCTCGACCCGGCGCGCGGACGGGCGGAACTGAGGGTGGTGCGATGAGCTACAACGCCGTGATCGGCTGGCCGAGGTGGACCGAGGGGTTCACCTTCACCGCCGCCTCGGCCGCCGCCGGCTGGGAGGCCGCCAACCTGTCCAGCCTGCCGCTGGGGTACGTGTGGCGCTCGGTAGGCCTGGATACGGCCCACACCTGGATCAAGGGGACCAGCGCCACGCGACGGCGGATCGGCATGCTGGGGCTGGTGCGGCACAACTTCTCGATCACCGCGCGCCACCGGCTGCGCCTCTACGCCGACGAGGCCATGACGGTGCCGCTGTACGACAGCGGATGGCGCGACGTGTGGCCGGTAGTCTACAGGTCGCGCGACCTGCCGTGGGAGGCCCCCAATTGGTGGAGCGGCAAATACACCGCCGAGGAGTTGAGCGGCGGCGTCTGGCTGCTGCCGATGTGGCTGGGCGGACGGCTGTACGTCGCCCGCGGCCTGCACTGGGAATTCGCGGATCCCGACAATGCCGACGGCTATGTGCAGGTCGGTCTGTGCGAGATCGCCGCCGGCTGGCAGGTCAGCAGCAATTTCGATTATGACGCCGGCGAGGGTTTCCGGCCGCGCACCCAGCTCACCGAAGCGATGGGCGGTTGCATCTATCCCGAACTGCGCGACAAGCCGCGCGTGTTTCAAGGCATGGTCCGATACATGGACCGCGACGAGGCGATGGCGCGCGGCTTCGAACATCAACGCGCCGCCGACCTCAAGATTCCATTCCTGTGGCTACCGCATCCCGGAGAGCGGCGCCATTGGGTGCGTGAGGCGTTCCTCGCCCGGAACAAGAGCCTGGGCCTGCTGGCCTACGCGGCGAAGCAGGCCCAATCCCTGCCCCTGAATTTCGAGGAAGTCCTATGAGTACGGCTACGGTCAACGGCAACATCTACTCCGATGACGGCACGTCCGATCGGGACATGCAAGACGACGGCCACCGCGACTGGCTGATCCCGATGCTGGGCGACGCCGTCGTCGAGGTCCGCCGCGCCGAGGCGGCGGCCACCAGCGCGGACGGGTCTAGGGGCGCGGCGGCGGGGGCCGAGGCCAATGCGGCGGCCTCGGCGGCCTCGGCGGTGGCGGCCAAGGTGGCGGCCGAGGCGGCGGCGTCCTCGATGGCGACGATCGCGTACCAAAACCTCGCGGTCGTCGCCCGTAAGGTGGCGGGTAGCGCCAGCATCGCCGCCGTGGACATGTACGACGCCAGCAAGGACAGCGACGGCGGCGCCTGGCTGGCGCTCTGCCCGCAGATGGCGTGGTACGGCGAGACGCTGGGCACGGCGACACGCGGTGGCACGCGGCCGTTCCCGAAGCTGGCGCTGATCGTGGCCACCACGGCCACGGTCACGATCCACGACGCCACCGACCCACTCCTGCCGATGTGGATGGTTTTCAGCCTGGGCGGCGCGGCGACGGGCACCGCCAACGCGCTTGGTCTGGCCACCGACGTCATCGGGTCGGTGGCGGCCAGGGAAGGCAAGATCGTCGTCGGTCGGACCAACGCCGGGGTGGTGGTCATCGACTTCGTCACCGGCGGCTGCCGGGGCTACACGGCGGCGGCGGCGACCCGCTACAACGGCTCCATCGCCGCCAGGAACGCCGGCAAGGGCTGGGAGACCGTCTCTACGACGGGTATCGTCAGCGCCGCCGTCAACGCCGTCGCCATCACAGTTCCGCCCGCCGCCGCGTTCGACCTGGTTACGGGATTACCCAAGGCGACGATTGCGGCTGCGACCGATGGGGGCATCAGCTTCATTAATCCTGACGGCACTGTTGCCAACCTCACCGACGTCGGCGGTTACAAGAAAGTCGCGTTCATCACGCCCGGCTGGGTGGCCGCGCTCTTGGGAGACCTCAATCTGGTCGATTACGGGCCAATTCCCGGATCCACCACCACCCGCGCCGGCTGGTCTTTGCGGTCTTGTTACAGCCGCTCTCCCACCTACTCCTGGGACATCGCCACGGCCGGGCAGTATTTTGGGGCCGCCACCGCGATCGTCGGCGATGGCGGCACGCTGCGGGGCATCGGCAGCGCCGGAGGACTGGCGTTGACCATACCGGACCTAATAAGGCCCAACGCCGGCATGACGGCCCTTGTCCACGTCACCAAGGACTACGCCACCGGCTGGCTGCCGGGCGACATCCGCCTGGCGCTGGCCGAGAAGGACGCGGCCAGTCTGGTCGGCGGCACGGTGGCCGACCGTTCCGGCAAGGCCAACGACCTTACCGTCAACGGCACCATCACCCGCACGGCGGTCGCCGCCGGGACGGATCTGACGGCGTATGGCGGGTTCGGCGCGGCCAATTACCTGAGCCGGGCCGCCGACGCCGATTTCGATTTCGGCACGGGGGATTTCGCCATCCTGCTGTGGTATTCGGCCGGAGCGGAAGCCGCCAACGTCATCCTGGATCGCGCTGTCACGGAGGCGGTCAGGATCGTGCTGTCCACGGCGGGCGGCGTGGTGCGCTTCACCGCCACCGGCGCCGGTGGCACGGCGGCCCTGGTCGGGACCGACATCCGCTCGACCGGCTACCGGATGATCGTCGCGGTCAGGCGAGGGGCGCGCGTCGAATTGTGGCTGGACGGCAGGATGGTCGTGGCGACCGCCGCCCAGATCGGATCGGTGAACGCCCCGGCGCCGCTGATCATCGGGCGCTCCTATGCCGGGGCGTTTCCGCTGTCGGCGGCGGCGAGAATCGCCCTGCCGCGTATCACGGCCTACGCCCCCGGCCCGGAGCGGATCGCCCGCATATACGCCGACGAGGCGCCGCTGTTCCAGGCGAACGCCAAATGCCTGCTGGGCGGCACAGCCAATCAGGTCGACGCCCTGGCCCATGATCCCGACACCGACCGCCTGCTGGCGGCGGGGCCGGACGGCACCTCGATCTTCAAGGGGTTGACCAGGGTCGGCTACATCGATGGCGCCGTCGACGCCAACCTGACCAGCGACGGCCACAACGCGGTGGCGGCGGCGCGCGGAGGTTATCTCATCGCCTCGGCGGCCGAGGCGGTGGCCAGCCTGCCGGCACTCAATCTACGTGAGGAACTGATCTGATGAGTTACATCGGCCGCACCATCGACGCCACCCCCACCGTAATATTCAGCATCCCGATTTCCGAAGGCGAGGCCAGGATCGTCAGCGCGGTAGTCAAGGCACGCGAGGCCGCCGACGCCCCTAGCGAACTGGCGGCATTCGTGAGGTCTGGCCTCTTCTCGCGCGATATCGGCGGCAACGTCACTTTGCAGGGTGCCGTTGGCGGCGGCACGCTCAAGAAGACGACCGAGACGATGGCCTGCGTGATGGAGGCGAACACTACCAATCAGACGGTGGACGTGAAGGTCACAGGGGTTGCGGCTAAGACGTTGGGCTGGAATGTGCTGGTCAGCGAGGCTATGGCGGCCGGCACCCGTGACGCCACCTTGGCCGGCACCACCACCCTAGAGAGCGGGCATTATTTTTTGGGTGACGTGGCTGCGAAGATGGCGGCGGCCAGCGGGTCGGTGGTAGCCAAGTTGTACGAGGACGCCAACAACGGCACGACAGTCACCCGCTACGGCTCAACCCACTCCACCAAGGCCAATAGGACGGAAATCGCCCATAGCCAAGGCGGGTTCGAGGTCGCCAAGGTCATCATGACCAACGGCCTGATAACGTGGCAGCTCGGCAACGGCGCCGACGCGGTAGACAGGATGACGCTGGACGCCACGGGCCATCTGAAACCGGCCGCGACCAATACACAGGATCTCGGCTCGGCCGCGCTGCAATACCGGGCCGTCTACGGCGTGACGGCCTATCTTTCGGACGCCCAAGCGGCGCGAACCACCGACACGGTGTTTTACTCATCCGACGGCGCGCGGATTTACCGAAACACGGCGGCGGGGTTCCGGACGAGCCTCGGGCTTGGGGCTGGCGGCCCTTGGAGGACAGGCGACGCGAAGTTGACCATCCAAGACAGTCCGGAAAGCGGCTGGGTCATCATGGATGACGGCACCATCGGCAGTGCCGCCTCCGGTGCTACCACGCGCGCCAACGCCGACTGCCAAGCACTGTTCGAGTTGATGTGGGCGAAGTTCTCCAACACCTGGGCGGCGGTTTCTGGCGGCCGTGGCGGAACGGCTGCGGCGGATTGGGCGGCCAACAAGACCATCGCCCTGCCCAAGGTTTTAGGGCGCGCCCTCGCAGTCGCCGGCGCCGGCGGCGGCCTCACCGCTCGCGCCCTCGGCGAGGCGCTAGGCGCCGAGACGCATCAACTCACCGAGGCGCAGATGCCGGGCCATACTCACCCGCCGCTATCCCCATCAACCTCCTTCATCGGTGGTGGGGGAAGCGTTCCGTTCAGCACTACCGGGGCGGGGGTGACGGTATCCGCCACTACCGGCTCTGCGGGCGGCGGCGAGGCGCACAACAACATGCAGCCGACCGCCTTCGTCAACATCATGATCAAACTGTGAGGCCGCCCCGATGATCCGCAGCCACGACATCACCGATTTATACGGCGACGGGCGATATCTCCGCCGCTGGTCGCTGGTCGAGGGCCGCGCCCGCTGCGTCGAGGACGCCTATGTGGTGGCGCTCACCGACGGCGCGACCCTGGCGGCGCAGCTCACCGTCAACGCTGAGTTGCGGGCGGCCTTGACGGCCGTGGAGGCCTACGAGGCGGCGCTGATCCTTGCCGGACGGGATGAGCCGGCCGCGACGATCGAGGGCGAGGACGGGCCGGTGGCCAACCCGGCCTGGGAAGAGTGGACGGCGGCGGGAGTACTGGTGGCTACCGCCGATCCGGCCACCGTCGAGCTGCACGCCCAGCGATCATCGTAATTCAGCCAGCGTCGGCCGGAATATCGGCCGGCGGGGGCCGGGCGGTTGGCGCCGCCCGAACCGCGAGAAGTAAGCTCGCATGACCAAGACCGGCCGCATCCAGGCCACCCCGCCACCTCCGCGCGGAGGCGGGGCCAGAGTAGGTACCCAAAAGGATGGAGTCCATAGACCAAGTTCGTTCCCCCATCCGGCCGGTTCGCCCCGTCGCCCCCTATCTGGGCGGCAAGCGCAATTTGGCCAAGCTGATCGTCGCCGAGATCGAGCGCGTGCCGCACGCCATCTATGCCGAGGCGTTCGTCGGCATGGGCGGCGTCTTCCTGCGCCGCGCCTCGGCGCCACGCTCCGAGGTGATCAACGACCTCAACCGCGAGGTCGCCACCTTCTTCCGCATCCTGCAGCGCCACTATGTGGCCTTCATGGAGATGATCAAGTTCCAGCTCACCACCCGGGCCGAGTTCGAGCGCCTGGTCGCCACCAGCCCCGACACCCTGACCGATTTGGAGCGGGCGGCGCGCTTCCTCTATCTCCAGCGCACCGCCTTCGGCGGCAAGGTGTCGGGCCGCAACTTCGGGGTCTCGCCGCTGACGCCGGCGCGCTTCGACATCACCAAGCTGGGGCCGATGCTGGAAGACCTGCATACCCGCCTCGCCGGCGTCGTCATCGAATGCCTGCCCTATGCCGATTTCATCAGGCGCTACGACCGGCCCGAGACCCTGTTCTACCTCGACCCGCCCTATTGGGGCTGCGAGGGCGATTACGGCCGAGCCATGTTCGAGCACGCCGATTTCGAGCGCCTGGCGGGGCTGTTAAGCGGGCTTCAAGGCCGCTTCATCCTGTCGCTGAACGACGTGCCCGAGGTGCGCGACATCTTCGCCGCCTTCCACATCCAGGCCGTGACCACCAGCTACAGCGTCAGCCGCGACCCCGACGGCCGCGGCGCCGCCGGCGAGGTGATCATCATGGGGCGTTAGATGAGGGCGCGGCGGCCGGAGAATTTGACGGTGCGGCGGAACCAAGTTCCGTGTGCCAAAACCCCCGCCAAACTGTGCCAAAACGGCCGCCGCGCTATAGAACCCTTGTTGCCGCCTCCGGCGAGAAATCGGCGGCGATCGGTGTTCAGAGTTCTGTGCTGAAATGGTGCGCCCGGCGGGATTCGAACCCACGGCCCCAGGATTAGGAATCCTGTGCTCTATCCTGCTGAGCTACGGGCGCTCCGTGAATGGAGGGTGGTTATAGCATGGCCGACCGGGCGGCGGCAGGGGGTATCGCGGTGGGTGTCGGTTCCTCACAGCCGCCGGCGGAACTGCTGGGTGGCGCTCACCAGGGCCGAGCGGATGCCGGGTTCCATGGCGGCGTGGCCGGCGTCGGGCACCACGGTCAGCTCGGCCTCCGGCCAGGCGCGAGCCAGTTCGTCGGCGGTGGCGATCGGGCACACCACGTCGTAGCGGCCTTGCACGATATGGGCGGGGTGGTGGTGCAGGATGGGCAGGCCAGCCAGCAATTCGTTCTC